CCCGGATGCTAACGGGTTCCAAAAAGGAAAAAACCCCCCAAACAGGGGGGAAACACATTTCCACCCCCAAAAGAAATAGGGAGCTGGCACTTCTAATCGCGCCATCGGGTCGTCGGTTGCCCTCGAAAGACAAGGGGGACCGCCGATGCGATTACAGCGTCTTGGGAATCAAAGGAGGACAACCCAGAAAGACTGAGAATTGAAAGTCCTCACCGACATCACGGTAAAACGCGGTCTTGGCGAAAGAAGAAGTAGAATTGGCCACTGCAAGAGCGACCTGAGGCACGGATTCGACGTCAATGTAAGAGGTGTATGAATCCGAAGTGGAGTACGGCATGACAGACACTTTAGTCCTGTTGTAATAGGGTAACTGAAAAGCGACCTTGTTGGACAATCCGGTGGCTAAAGCTGTACCAGCAGGGCCACTGGAGGTGCTTGTCCAGTCAACAGCTGTAAGGGAGCCCTGAAGAATCCCGACAGTAGGTGCGACAAACCTAGACGTAGAAGTGTCAGGATAAGGGTTAAGGGTGGCCGCAAAAGCGGAGTCAGATTTCTCATCAAAAGCAGTCACCCTGAAGGACCCTCTGTAAAAAGCGTACATTGGTGCCAAATACGAATAGTAATCACCACCAGCAGACGGTGAAACATCGGCCGTGTTGTCGAAAGAGGCCACAGAAACCATCATGGGCCTAATCTGCACCCCTGAACTAGAAAGGGTCGACCGATTGAAGATCCGGGAACTACGCTTCAACAAAGAGAGGGCAGAAGTGAAAACCTCGCCTATGCAACTCTCTGCGTGTTCAGTTCCCTGAATTTTAGCCTTCGACGAACCAATAGCAGAATCGACTAAAGTCGTGGTGCCAGACACTGCATCGCTCATCTTGCCAGACTGTGGAATCACGGGCATCAATGACGAATTGGCACCGGCAGGGACAGCGTACTCAAAATCTTTGTCCCCATATACCCACACCATGAGGTCAATGACTTGTGAAGCCGAAGGAGGGGCCTTGAGTTCATTAAGTATGAAAACATCTAAGGTCCCATATGACTCGTTGACAGGCAAAAACCCAAACTCACTCATGAATGGCAAACTGAGTTCTATGGTGTTGCCGTCCCTAATGTCAACGACATGCCTATAGGCGTAAGCTGAATTTTCAAGCGTTGGGATTGTCGCAGTCCCCGGCCTAGGCGTGTAGATGAACATAAGGCGACCAGAGTGTAAAGTGGTTTTGGCCATCTTGATACAAACTTTCAACGAACCCCTGTAATACTTAAATAGGGGGTGAAAGTAAAAAATGGGACCACCGCAATGAACCACTCTACTCTGGGTATCGGTGGAATCCTGAAGAACTCCAGTCTCATAAGTGAGAAGTGTGTTGGGTCCCAAAGGGTACCTGGCCAAAAGTGTACCAGGGATATCCGTGGCATCCCACTCTATGGTGTTAGTAAAAGTGGGGACGGATCGCAAGAAAGCCCAACTCATCTCATCTTGGGTGGTGTAAGACACAGAATCCTTTATGTCCAATGAATTGGTGGCAGAGATGCCAACAGGGTAAGCCGGGGAGGCCCCATCCGCAGTTCCCGAATATCGGAAAGGTTGATTCGTGAAAACTTTGGGGGCACCACTAATGGTCGGCTTTGACCACCCGTAGTAGGAGGCCACCCCTTTCATGGCCGCCATCGCCCAGGTTGCACTCGTTGCGACTGAGCTGACAGCCGGTATGTCGGATAGTGAGGAAGAAATTGACAGTCCAATGTCGAGCATCTTCTCGATCGGACCACCCATAACAACCTCGCACTCTTTGACACCAATGGACTTGCCCATCTTGCCCGATTGAGGGACGACGACAGCGCACTGCGGAATAATGTTCGCTGCGAGCTTAACGTCCTCAAAAGACAGGTACATGGACCAGCTAACAGACTCGCTGGTGCTACCAACACCCTGTCTGAGAGGCGCCATGACTGTGAGGTACATATTGCCTCTGTCGTAGGCACCGAGAGTCTTAAGTGCGAAATACTGGGTGGGCGCCAAATAAGGCACACTCAAGGTACAAACAGTGTCCCTACAATCAAGTTCTACATGGGGTTGCTGGAACCTGGTGGCAAGTGTGACATTGCGCATCTTGTCGTAACCGGATGCACTGATCCCGGTCCTGTAGCGCTCGGCCATGGGCAGAACGCGTAGCCCAAGCCTACCGCTCTGGAAAGGATTGGCATTGACCTGCAATCGAATGACAGCTGTGCTAGAAATCAAACGAAAGCCAGAAAGTTTGTCAGCCCAGAGTGGTTCATTGTTCAAGTAGTTATCTATGAACCGGAAAGGTGGTAAAAGGCCACCTGCGAACAATTCGGCACCGCGCGGGTCGGCAGTGCTCCACTCACCTGATTCAATAAGGATTGGTTTCCTCAAAAAATCAGAAACGGACATGGTGGCCCTGTCTAGTTCGTCATCTGGGACATAAGTTCGTCCCATCGACATGGCTGCTGGAGCGTCTTCTACAAAGACGGTCGTATCTTTGGCCTCGATCACAGCCGGGATCGAGTCCTCTGTTTTTGTTGTGGCAGAAGCAAGTGGAAACTAAGACTCGATTTGGAAACCCCACTCAAGGTCCCCATGAGAATTGGCACACTGGCAGTCCCTTTTAACTATAAGTCTAAAAATCGCCGGACAGGCCAGCACGTCACCTAAAAAGGCGATGCGATTGTCATTGGGCGTTAGCCGCGGTCGGTTTTAAGTGCCTCTTTACCGACCTTGCATAACGGCATGCGCCCAACCGCTGTGTTAATTTGTGCAAAACGCCAGGAACAGCTTCCTGGTGGGTGTGTACATCACACACCCGAAGATAGGGAGTATCGCTTCCCCGCGGCGGGTAGAGTATTAGCCCATTACCAGAGGGCATAGTCGCTGGCCGAGCAACCTAACGGCGCTCAGCCCACAAGGCTGTCATGAAATCGGCATTCCTAGGATAGTAATGTAGGACCTTAACCGAAGTCTCAATTAGCCCAGGGGCGAGTTCTTCCCACACCTCAATGCCGTGATAAGAAATCTGGTTCAAGGCAGAATCCACAACCTGTTCCAAGTCCTTTATGTTACTGGAATCGGTTGTGTAGTTCACTGACTTCCGGATGCTGTCGAGGTCCAGAGCCATGTAAACGTGGGGTGTGGAGTCATGCAGGTAAAGCCTCCTAGAATGGCTAATAAAGGAGCGCTTTAAAAAACTGATATCCCTCCAAGAGGAAGATGGATCGGGTCTCTCATAGGGATCAGTCTTGTCTGCATTGGTGATATTCCAGCCAACGTGTTCCTTAAGGGCACGTTTAAAAGTGGCTGTGGTGACGGGCTCGCCTTCACAACAAGCGTCAGGCCAATAGATGACATTATCGTCCCCGAACGCAATGTTATTAAAATTACGGGCGGCCCCTTCACACCAAATGAGTGGGTGGCGTAGTGTGTCGATGACAAGGGGCTCCCCATCAGGATTATCCATGATGAAGGGCAATGTCATGAGCAATGCTCTACGCCAACTCATATTATTGAATATCGTGGTTAAGGGATGGCCTGAGATCCAACCGCCCCAACGACGGTAGACCCAACGCCCAACCCAAATATGGGGTGCAGCCGACATGTCCGAAATCCACTTCCG